TAAGATAAGGCCGTGTAAACCAAAGTTTAAACCACTCGGGTGTACCGGGTTGAATATTGTGTTTGTGTTGTAGGTCAGCTTTTTCTTGTCCGGTAATACTAATATTACTGCCTTCCATACTGTATGCCGTGGGTTGTGGTGCGTTAGCAATAGGTGTAATGCCGGCTAGTCTTTGAATATCCTGTACCCAGTCTGCTCTAGATTCTTCCATAATAATACTTATCCGTAAATTTTTTCAACCGGATGAATATTTTCTTCTAATAATTCGTGTAACTGTTTTGTATTATTAGGAAATTTTTCCAATTGCCAGGTTTTTAAATTTAATCCATATTTGTAGATTAGCATGTGTTGAATGATAACTTCTTGGTTAAATGTTAAATTGCTAATATCATATGAATATCCGTTAACAGTATAATTTAATATGTGATCTAAATTTCTGAAGAATGACAAGTTTTTGTTCATGATCTTTTGCCATCTGTATGCTATAGGCTTCCATTTTAAATATCTGTCGTGATTTAAATTAATTCCAAGGAAATCAAGGACCTCAGGTAAGATTTCGTCAATTAATGCATATAGATCAAGATTATGTATCCACATATGCGTTTGATTTATCAATGGGTGATGTCGAGCTGTAACTTTAAAAGGTCTAATGTTTAAAGCCCGATACTCGCGTTTGTCCCAAACATTATCTGAACTATTAGTTTCGTTGAAAAAAATTTGAAAAAATTCCGATGCTACTTCATCAACAGAATTATGTTCTTCGTCACTGATTAGAGAACAAAGATTGCGTTTATTCCAGTTTATACCGGCACTTAACATGTCGTTATGAATATAAATTATCGGAATATCGTGTTGACTATGAGTGTTTAAACCGTTTTTAAAATCATTGTCAATGGCGTCAAGAATGCTTTTCATTTTTTCTGGACTAGTCATATCTTCTATCCCTAACCCAAGAATATCCATGGCCTTGTTTATTTTAAGATCTGCAAAACATATAGAAAAAAGTTTATCTGTCACCTCAAGATTTAATAATTCTTCTATGTATCTAATTGCTATTTTATTACCTAAGGCTGCATTTTTAGGATGCAGGTGCGAGTTTAATGCACCGCCTTCGTTGATTAAAGGATTTTCAGATAACTGTTTCCAAGTGTGCGTTTTAACTTGATAAAAATGAGTTTGTCCTGAAAGGTAATGTATACTCCAGTCAAGAAAAGTAGCACCCGACGGGCTACGTTGAATAACAGAAAAGACCTTGTTCATGACTGTAGTTAGTCTTTTTCACTACTGCCTTTTATATTTGTAGACTAATAAACAACGTTTTCCCAAACTTTTTTACCGCGCCAAAAAGCAGATCCGTCATCAGTTTGTGTGTCACTTGGTTTAATAGGTACATCTAAGTTATTACGAGCAAAATCATACATCACGGTTGCAATCCCTAAACGTCGGAAGTCTGGGTTTACAAATACGTCGTCTGCCATATAACAATCGCATTTATCATCGTATCTAAATATAACAGCACCCATTGGCTTATCTTTCATTGAGTATGCATAAATTTGAAATACATCACCTGTATGCCCGTATACTAATTGCAAACCGCCACTTTCTGCTTTTTTAAACTGGTTTGTTTTAAAATATTTGTCGTCAATATCAGGGTGATAAATGTTTTCGTTAATTGACTCTCGTAATTCTTTTGTGGTTGCTACTAAACGAATTTTATGACGCCAATCTTCTACACCATATACACGACCTGAATCACGTGGATCATATTTACCGTGCATTTTCTTGTCGCCTGTGTCGTATACATACACATTAATATCTGGTTGTTGTGCTAATTTTTCCCAAATAGCTGCACCACCAGGAGATTGAGAGCGATCTGATACAATAGTAAGACCTAAATCCTTAATAGCATATTTGTATAATGGAATAGAAAAACCCTTGCCTTGAATCTCAGGAGCAAACATTATTTCACTTTTCCACATATTATTAAATTTAGTTAATTGTAAACCACCTAGGAATCCTTCATCGTCGTTTGACTTAATTAATAATGCTTTGTAAGGGTAATTTACAGGACTATGTATTTCATATCCGCCAATTTTTAATCCGGTTGGTTGTGTGTTACCAATATAATCATCGAAATCATAACGAGACACGTCTGATTTATATGTTACCTGATTGAATTGTATTTCTTTTAATCGCATTACGCTGGCTTATCGCTACGTGGCTGTGTTGATGCTACTTTATCAGCGCCGGTGCGCAACATATTAACAACTTTAGGAGCACGTGTTCTAACTTGCTTATACCAGCGGCTGCTTTCTAATTCGCGTGCTGCTCGATCCCAGTCGCCTGCGGCTGCTGCTGCACTAAACTTAGGCCATTTCTTGTGCCATGAACCACCCATATTGTATGCCAAGTCAACCATAGCGTGACGTTGCTGCGGTGATGCTTTATCCCAGCCCGGTGTTGTTCTTGCTTGCGCTAAATGATGTTCAAAATCCTTGTCAAACAGTTCATCAGCTTGTTGCTGTGTTAATCCTTTTGAATAATCCTCACCTTTCTTAATAAGGTGTCCATATCCTACTGTAGGTAAGCCGCGTGTATCTTTGTATGGGGTTAAGCGTAACCCTTCGTGACTTTTGATCATTCCTTTAAGGGCGCCAACATCGCCTAGCTCTTTTTCTAAAGGATCAATATTTTGTTGCTGTTGCTGCTGAACCACAGGAACTGGTTCGCGCACAGGAGTAGACGAAGCACTAGGCATTGATGTGCCTAATGCCGCAGCAGTTGCTACACCTGCAATGCCTTTTTTAATATTGTCTTTCCAATCTTCATCAATGAACTCCTCACTCACTGGAACACAATTAGGAACCGTCTTACCATTTTTCTTTTTAGTGCCTACAGGTTTATATCCTTTCCAACATGGATTGGTATTACGTAGGGTTTTCTTTTCGGTAATAAATTCTGATGCTCTCATTGAGTTTGCCTAAATAATGTTATTATACTATTTATGCATTGACATACTACACACAAAATGCTATAATATTCACATGAAAGTAGAAAAAAATAAGGTATTTTACACTTGGCGCGACGTTGAGTCTATGACTCTAGATCTAATTCGAGCAATTGATGCTTCAGAATGGCGTCCTGATTATGTTGTTGGTTTAACACGTGGTGGGCTACATTCTGCTAACTTAATTAGTCAGTGGTATAACATCCCAATGGAAACATTAGGTGTTAAATTGCGTGACCATGTTAGCACTGAATCCAATGCGTGGATGGCAGAAGATGGTTTACAAACAGGAAAGAAAATCCTCATTGTTGACGACATCAATGACTCTGGTGCTACAATTAACTGGATCAAAGACGATTGGCACTCGAGTGTATACAAGGGCAATAAGGAAGCATGGGGCAACAACATTCGTTTCGCTACACTTGTAGACAATAGTGCGTCAGACGCAGATGTTGATTATAGCTGTGTAAGTATTAATAAGTTAGATGATCCAGATATTTGGATCGTATTTCCATGGGAAGATTGGTGGTTAGCACATGAGTGAACGTACAATTAAAATAGCAGAAATTTTTTACAGCATTCAGGGCGAAGGCATGTATGCTGGTGTGCCAAGTGTTTTTATTAGAACATTTGGCTGCAATTTTGAATGTAGGTCTTTTGGTTTGCCAACCGGGATGATGAGTCAAGAACCAGAAAACATTGCAGCGCAACTAAATGAATTTCATAGTTACGAAGAACTCCCACTTGCTAAGTCAGGCTGCGACAGTTATGCAAGTTGGCATCCTGCTTTTAAGCATCTTTCACCTAAGATGACTATTTCTAGTATCGTAGAACAAGTATTAGAATCAATTAACAAGGAACGTATTTACGATCCCGGTGAAAGTTATACAGATACACATATTATTATTACAGGTGGCGAACCACTACTGGGCTGGCAACGTGCATATCCAGAACTTATCGACGCACTATACGCAGAAGGATTCCGCAACTTTACATTTGAAACAAACGGCACACAGAAACTTTCTGCAGACTTCAAAGATTATTTGCTAATTAATAACATTAAGAACAAGAAAATTGATCTTACTTTTAGTGTAAGTGCTAAACTTCCATGCTCCGGTGAACTTTGGGATAATGCTATTTTACCCGATGTTGTTACTGAATATGAACAATACGGTCGCGCATTCCTAAAGTTTGTTATTGCCAAGCACGACGACGCTGTTGATGCAAGCATTGCTGTAAATGAATATCGTCGTGCAGGATTTTCAGGATCCGTGTATCTTATGCCCGAAGGCGGCACCGTCGAAGGTTATGCATTACACGAACATGATGTTGCTGAAATTTGTATGATGCACGGTTGGAGATACAGTCCACGCTTACAAGTTTCATTGTTTAAGAATGCTTGGGGAACTTAATGTTTGATAAACTAAAAAACGTATTTAAGAAGAAGCAGCCAGAAGAACCTGCACAAGAAAAACCAAAACAAGTTCGTAAAAAGAAATCCGAGAAAGAACTTGCCACAGAAAAGGGCGAGCCATGGGTTGGGATTCTTTCTATGGATATTGATCCCGAGGATCTAAACGCAGGCGCATTTGAATTGGACTGGAATGATCAATTTGTTGCACGATTAATACGTTTTGGTTATCAAGGTAAAACAGATGCTGACCTAGTCGACCAATGGTTCCAAAATGTTTGTCGTCATGTTGTACTAGAAACTTGGGAGCAGGAACAAGCGCAAGATCCAAAATATGATGTACGATATCACAAAAAGCGCAACCTGGGCGACGGGTATTCAGAAATATCATGAAAATACTTTTTAATGGCGACAGCAACATGGCTGGCACAGAAGTTGGTGCCACTGAATCTATTCCATATCACTTAAATGAATTAATACAATCAGCAGTTGGTGCAACAGAATACACAAATTTAGCATTAGCTGGCGCTAGCAATGACTACATTTATGATACCACTGTAGAATATTTGCGAGATAATAATCCTGACTTAATTATTATTGGTTGGTCTGATGCAGGGCGCATGCAGTGGTTTAATAAATCTACTGGTACAATGATGGAAATGAATGCATTAGAAGTACACAAGTACGACAAGCAAAATGCAAACAATGATGAATATTTTCGTCGTAGTAGTTTATTAAAAGATAAGATGCATCATACTTCAGAGTATGCTCGAGAAACTGCGTTGTATTGGCACAATAAAATTTTTAATCTGCATCAAATGTTAGATTATCGAGGTATTAAACATTTATTTTTTAGCGCATTTCCTATGTTTAACCCAAGAACCATTTATGAGCAGTATGCGTTAAATTGGGAGCAAGGATATTATAAGCCATACGAAGTGTCATATATCATGTGGTGTACCCAAAATAACTATAAGCAGGTTACAGACGGGTGGTGGCATTTTGAACCAGCAGGGCAAAAAGCCTGGGCAGAAGAATTATTTAGATATATGGGACCGAGACACATTGCAGATTTAGCTAAGAAAGTAGCATGAATATTTTAGTTAACGGTGACAGCTATAGTGCATTAGATAAACACAATAATGCATATAGTCAATATTTGTTAGGCAATGTAACTAATATTGCAGAACGTGGTTGCAGTAATGATCGAATTTTTCGTTCGACAATCGAATATTGCATTCATAACAAACCAGATTTTGTTATTATTGGTTGGAGTTTTATACACAGACAAGAAGTGGTTGATGCATACAATAGGCTTGTAACATTAGACTTTGTACTTAATGAAAAGAAGGTTGCCGACCATTACAAAATGTTAGCCGATTATGATTGGAATTATAAAAAATTAATCCTCGATTTTTATACTCAGGTCTATACACTATCGTCATGGCTTGCATTACAAAACATTAAATATTCATTCTTTAGCGCAGCAGATAACTCAATTAATACAATTAACTATCATCCCGATCTATTAGATTATGATGTAGTGAAGTCAGTATTAAATGACAACTACATACAGGATCTACATAGTTGGAGCATTAAAAGTTGGGTAGAGAAGTACAATGTTAACACAACTCCAACCGGACATCTATTATTTCCAGGACAAAAACTTTTTGCAGAATTTATAAATGACAATTTTATACATTAACGGTGATTCACATAGTGCCGCAGCGGAAGCGGTAAATCCTCATTGTTTTGCAGAAGACGATGGACAACTTTGGTATATGGGACGTGCGCCACATCCAGATAACGCACGTGTTAGTTGGGGTGCGCAGTTAGCCGCACTTGCTAAACTAAATCTTAAACTGGATGCTGAGAGCGCCAGCAGCAATGCGCGGATTATTCGCACTACTCGTGAATGGTTCCGTGAGAACAAACACGACGATGTGTTGGCTATTATACAATGGAGCACATGGGAACGTGAAGAATGGAATATTGATGGTGCCTGGTATCAGGTTAACGCTAGTGGTATTGACATTGTTCCAGAGGATTATCAAGTTCGCTATAAAGAATATATCGCGGGCATTGATTGGATGGCTAAAACGCACGAAGCGCACGAACAAATCTGGCTCATGCATGAATGGCTAAATGACATGGGGGTTAAGCACGTTTTCTTTAATGGTAATAATACCTTTAAGGACGTGCTTAACCGTTACGATTGGGGCACAAGTTATATTGACCCTTACGGATCAACAACTTATAATAACTGGTGTTTATCCCAAGGTTATCAAACAGTTACACCAACTTCTTATCATTTTGGAGCAGATGCGCATCAAGCATGGGCAAAATACCTGTTGAAATATATTGCACAAAATAAAATTATCTAAGACTTGACAATCATAAGCATCTACAGTATAATACTTGTATGAAATATATACTTGTCGATACTGCGAATACTTTCTTTCGCGCACGCCACGCAGCACATCGTGCTGCTGATACTTCCACTAAACTTGGTTTTGCCTTGCACGTAACGCTTGCTGCGGTTAATAAAGTAATTCGCAAGTTTAATGCTGATCACGTTGTGTTTATGCTAGAAGGACGTTCGTGGCGCAAAGACATTTACGAGCCTTATAAGGCTAATCGTAAAGTAGCACGACAAGCATTAACTGATGCAGAATTAGAAGAAGATGCCCTATTCTGGGAGATTTTTGACGAATTTCATAAATACTTACGTGAGCAGACTAATTGTACTGTCTTACAACATCCTCAAGCAGAAGCTGATGACTTAATTGCCCGATGGATTGCTCTTCATCCCACAGATGAGCATATCATCCTATCCAGTGACACTGACTTTGTTCAGTTGATCTCTCGTCAAGTTGTGCAATACAACGGTATTTCGAACGAACTTATATCCCTTGATGGCATTTTAAATGATAAAAATGAACGTGTAATTGACAATAAAACCAAAGAGCCCAAAGTTATCCCCAATCCACAATGGTTACTCTTTGAAAAATGTATGAGGGGTGATTCATCGGACAATATTTTTAGTGCTTACCCAGGTGTGCGCACCAAAAGCACAAAGAATAAAGTAGGTCTTATAGAAGCATTTGAGGACAAAGACAAACAAGGTTATGCATGGAATAACCTTATGCTACAACGCTGGACTGATCCAGACGGCAACGAGCATCGTGTAATCGACGATTATAATCGTAATGTTATGCTTGTTGATCTAACTAAGCAACCCGCTGAACTAAAACAAGAATTTGACGACGTTATCAAGACTACAGTGACACACAAAGACATAGGGCAAGTAGGTATTCGCTTTATGCGCTTCTGTGGCAAACACGATCTTGTTAAAATCAGCGAGCAGGCTGACCAGTATGGTAGTTGGCTAAATGCCACTTATAAAGGAGTGCTTGTAAATGATTAAAGCAAAACCAATTGTAAAGAATAAATTTTGGATTCTCAGAGATGGTAACCGCAAGGTAGGCGAAGTAAACGCGATTCAAGGCGGATTCTCTGTTACTGTTAACAATAAAGAAGCAAGATTTAAAACGTTAACAACATTAAAGCGTCGCGCAGGTATTGAATTTGACGACAGCATCAATATTGTTACTGCTAAAAAGAAAACTATAGATGTACACGGCTTTCCAGCTGCTGGTCATATATATAACGCTGTTTGGGACGTACAACTGAAACTTCCTCTTTATACCAAAAAGGAAAAAAGCAAAAGTATGTTTGCTGCTGGTTGGTATAAAATCAAGTTGAAGAACCGTTGGAAAACTGTTTTTTGTCCAAAGCTCATTATCCTCGAGCGTAATCAATACCAGGGTCCATTTAACGCAGATCCTGACCAAAACAACTTCACTCAATTTTTTAAATGATCCACATCAATAACTTCGTTGACAAAATCAAAGCATTAGAAACGCAAAATAGTAAACAGTTTGCAATGACTATGCGCGAAGCAAAAGACTTGCACGCAGATATTACCAAACTGCTGTTAGCATTGCAGGTCCTGCAAGAAGGCAAAGCAAAAGGTTCTGGCAACGAAGTTATTCAAGTTGAGCTTCGCGGAGACACTTGGTAATATACGCCGTTTATTCATAAATACTGGATAGCAAGGATTCGGTATATGAGTAGGCCAAAACCAGTTGTCTTAACAGAAGTTACAGACAAAGCAACATATAAAACAGATCAAGTATTAGCCAGCGAAGGTATCTGGGCGGTTTTCTACGACAATAAGCCTATTAATCTTCGTAATCAAAATATGCTGGTTCAATATCCAGGTCCAAAATACAAAAAAGTATCCTTTAGTAATCCAGGACATGCCATTAATTTGGCTAAAAAACTAAACAAGCAGTTTAAGACAGATTTGTTCAGTGTGGTGTTATTAAATGCAGGCGAGCAAATTTTCCCAGAAAAGTGAGCTAACGCAGCAAATACTGGATAGTCTTCCGGGTATCCAATTTCCATTGGAGCAAACAATACGTATGTGGTGGGCTAGTCCAGATGGCGGGTGGTTATTAACGGAAGCAGGCAATTATATATTTGAAAAATTAGAAATCGAATCGCATTCGTTTGCAGTAAAATACCGCTCTGCAAAATTTTATTTGTTAGCAGATCGTAGTTTTACAATGCCTTATTATATTAACCCAAAAGAAATAAAATTATATGGTAGTAAAGAAGCAACCGCAGTTATGCTAACTGGCGGAGACGTAATGCAATATCTTGAACGTTATTGTTAATTTTCTTATTGAAGTATATAACAATAAGTATTTTAATGCTTCCTAGATTTAATATTTCTCGAAATTATTACAATATTGTAAAAGACATAAATTGGCCAGATTATGATGAATTTATAACTTTAGACTTAAATTCTAAAAAGTTGCTTGATCTAAATCCTGAGATTGATGTTGAGTTATTAACTTATATAAACTCAGAACCAAAATATCATAAATCTTTATTACCAAAATTAAAAACTAATTTCAACGGAGTTGAAATTATACACGAGCATTTTAGTCAATCTTGGCAAGATCTATTTGTATTAACAGCATTAGAGGGAAAAAGAAACGGTACTTATTTAGAAATTGGTGCCGGGTGGCCAGTATTAAATAACAATACATATCTGCTACGTAAATTTGGTTACACTGGGTTGTCTATTGACAGTAATATTTTTAATGTAGAAGAGGATTGGAAAAGTACACGGCATGATGATCAGTATATTATTGCCGATGCTTTATCGTTAGATTATTTGGATTTATTATCAAAAAATAATTTTCCTGATAATATTGATTACTTACAAATTGATATTGATCCTGACGAAGCGAATTTAGAATTATTATTCAAAATTCCATTTGATTGTTATAAATTTGCAACTATTACTTTTGAAACAGATGTATTTCGTGGTAATCAGCATGTCCAAGCAAAATCACAAGAGTTCTTACAAGATCACGGTTACATTTTATTAATTGAAAATGTGCATGTAAAGAATTGGGAAACACAAACATGGGAACCGTTTGAAGACTGGTATGTTCATCCTGAATTAGTTAATGAGAAAATCATAGCAGCGTTGGCGCAGGAAGGAAAAATGTATAAATTGCCGCATGATATCTTTATAGAAAAGTTATAACATATTGAGCGTTGCTATTAAATTTTTCCACTAATTTTTCAGGCCACACGTTTAATACATAATTTTGGTTAGCATACAATCTATCCTTCAATACATTGTAATCAAACATACCATCGATGACTAATTTGTTTGATTCAATTGCTTGATGCCAACGGGTTTCGTCAGGATAACAATCATAATCAATATCTACTATATCATCAAACATGTCAAATCCAAGACTTTGACATTCCGCAACAACACCTTTATGACCAATTACAACAGGTATTTGTAAAGCTAATAATGCCATTAATGTCTTTTCTGTGACTATATTTGTTTGCGACGAATACATAGTTTCTGTAACAATGTTTGTACGACAACGTGTGTATACTGGTTGTAATAATTCCCAGTTCTTAACATTATCCCAAGAATAGTTTGTTGAATATTCCAAACCTATCAGCGGAATTTCATCGTGTAAACTTAATATGCCATTTGCAAAATTATCTTGCAAATAATGCGCAATATTAACTCTATGCGGTTTTATTGTTCCGTTTAGACATTGCCAACTTAAATCCCGATCGCATAATAATTTTGGTCCCCATATATGTTGTGTTTTTTGTAATTCCGTTAAAAATTCGTAACTGTGTGTAGGGAAGTAAATGATATTGAGCGGTCCTTCATATGGAATGTTTAGATTCCATACAATTACCACTACTTGGCTAGACCGTTCGCCAAAATGGTGTTCAATGTTAAGTAAATCAGTGCTCATATCATTGTCAACATTAACAAAGTCTTGACAATGCATCAAAACTATTGTATTATCTGTCCATAGAACTTCTGGATAACGTATAGTCCAAGATTTACCTGTATAAGGTCTTTGCAAACAACTTGGTTGGTAAACAACATCAAACCCAGCGTCTATAAACGGTTTTTGTATAATTTCATTATAATGCACCAACTATTTACAGAAATAGGTTGACAAACCGTAGTTTTTCGTGTATAATGCACAGCATAAACTAAGAACATATCAAAAAAGACAAAAAAGAGCCGAAAATTTACACCTTTTTTGTTAAGATGATATATAATAGTATATAAGCAATTAATTGAATACTAAAGTATTCATTTTTTTAAGAAGTGAATATTAGAATTTAATAATATGCTTTACCAATTTTTTAACTTTAAGGAGACTTTATCATGAAAAATTTAGCACTAGCTATCACTTTAATCGCAACTGCTGGCTCTGCCAGTGCTTTCTTTAACGACAACAGCAACACTAACGGTTACGTTGGTAACGTAAACAATGGTGAGTTCGTAGGTAACGGAACTGGACGTGGCGAAGCAGACTTCACTATGTCAGTAGAAGCAGAAGGTAAGACCTATGGTTCATTTGCTGGTAACGGCGATACCAACGGTAACTTCTATGGCAACGGTTATGCTTCAGATCGTAACGAAGACGGTTCTGTAAACTCAGGCGCTGACCACAATGGTGCCGCTGATTTAGCAGGTAACGGTGCTGGCGAAGGCAAGTTCAAGATGACCATTGGCTTCAAGGCACGTGGTGACATGAACGCTGATACTAAAGCAGTAGCAGACACTAGCACTAACGGTTATGGCTATGGTTATTCTAGCCCATACTATGGTTACGCTCCGTACAACAGCGAAATCAAGTAATTGAATTAAAAGAGTCCCCTACTCCAACGCACGGAGTAGGGGCTTTTATCTACTAGATAAAAGGAGATTTTTACAATGAAAAAAATGTTACTATCATTAGCAACAATCGTATTTAGCACAAGTGCTACAATAGCGGATGTTCGCGTTGATATATATAGAGATCTTCCCGAAGGCCAACGTATTGTTGTTCAAGAATTTGACGATCAAGATGCTTTTGAAATGTGGATGGCAACTCGCTTAGAAGAAGGTTGTTTACCCGGCGTGAAAAAAGTTGAAATCAATTTAGACTACACTCCAGTTTGGAAGGAGAAATAATATGTTAGGTACTAGTTGTAATGACAAAACATGCGACGGCTGGATTGCAGCCCTTGTTATAGGTGCTGTTATGTACGCTGTTGTTTTAGTAAAATTTTTAGGAGAAGTGCTGTGAGAGAATTGTTAATTGGTGTTATTGCATTCTGGTATGCAAAATGCCCGCTGCCACGTGCATACAGATATATTACAGATAAATTTATTTGAAATATTACAATTTTATTAAATAGTAATAGGGCATTTTGTAGTGCCCTATTTTTATATAGAGAGGTTATAGATAATGGATGCGCAATTAGACGCTACAGGACTAAATTGTCCTCTACCAATACTACGTGCTAAGAAAACATTAGCAGGTTTAGAATCAGGTCAAGTTTTAGAAGTCCTTGCCACTGATCCAGGTTCAGTTAAAGATTTTGACGCTTTTTGTAATCAAACTGGCAATACTCTAGTAGAGTC